CTTGGACCTGAGCTGGCGCAAGCGATCAGGGGGGCCCTGACACCCGCAGTGGATGAGCTGACCAAGGCTGCGGCACTGATAGCAGGGACGGCGAGGAAGGCGGGGCTGCGGGCCGAGGCTGACGCAAATGGTGTGCTCCCTAAGAACGCCCCTCGGGCGGCTCTGAGTGTGAGCGGGAAGATGCCGGATGGCAGCTCTGTTCGTGTGTCTGCGCCCTACGAAGATACCAAGGCCGCTCTGGACGAGATCCAAAAGTACCAGGCAGAGGAGACGGCTAAGGCCAACAACAAAGCGTGGGGTGCCCAGGATCAGAGGGGAATAAACCAAAGATCCAGAACTCTGAACAAGCTCGATGCACAGGACCGACTGAAGGACGCTCAAGCTGAAGCCCTGTGGGCTGCCAAGGAATCAGCAGAGCGGAAGGGCCTGGACAAGGACTACACCGCAGCGCTCAAGGAGCAGATCCGTCAGCGCACAGCTGCGCTACGGGCAGGCAATGAATCTGCCAAAAACTACTTCGCGTCCGAGAAGAAAATTCAGGATGAGATGTCTGCGTCGCTCAAGCAGCAGGATGCTGATCGGAAGTCTGGTGTCAACTCAGCGAGCAAGACACTCCCAAACCGCTCGACGATGGACAAGGGCAACAGCGAGGCTCAAGCTTGGCTGGATAAAGCCCAAGCTGATAGTTCAAAGCTGACCTACCGCGCCCGCAATAGCGCGGCACGAGCCGATGCTAGGTCCAACGCCAGCGCTGACAAACTCGCGTGGAGCTACGGCCCCAGCAGAGCTTCACTGGAGGCGGGTACTCAATCTCAAATCTCGCTGGAGCAGACCCAGGCAAACCAGATCAACGCTGCGAGAGCCAGGCTGAGCCAGGAGGAAGTGAAGGCATCTCAGAGGGCTAACGCAAAGGCATGGAGCTACGGCCCCAGCAGAGCTTCACTGGAGGCGGGTACTCAATCTCAAATCTCGCTGGAGCAGACCCAGGCAAACCAGATCAACGCTGCGAGAGCACAGAGAGCCAAGTCGCAGCTTGGGGTTGAGCAGACCCAGGCAAACCAGATCAATGCGGCACGAACAAGGGCTGCCCGTGCGGCCGGACCCAGCGCTGGAGCACCAGCCACGGACCTTGGGACAGCAAGAAGGCAGCTGGGCATTGAGCAGACCCAGGCCAACCAGATCAACGCTGCGATGGATAGAGCGGCGAGGGCAGCAGGTTCTGGGGGCAGCGGGGGTGTCGGCTCCCTGAGGGCGTTCAACGGCCTGCTCAAAGAAACTCACGACGGCGTCCGAGGCCTTGCCGGGTCGATGGGTGCCATGTGGTTGACCTGGGGCAGCTTCATCCCTCTGGCTGCTGGTGCCGCCATCGGAAGCATGTTCCGTGACGTCATCACCACCGGTAAGGATGTTGAGTACCAGCTGGCCTTTGTGTCCGCCCTGAGTGGTGGAGCCGTGGTCGGCGTCGAGAAGTTCAACGCTGCCATTGCGGGCTCGATGGTGGGGCCGGTGGAAGCGTCGAAGGCGATGCGAGGTCTGGCCCAGAACGGCTTGAACGTGGCTGAGGCTCTGTCCGCTTTGCCAGCAATCCTTGCACTGGCTACAGCAGGCGAGATGGACCTGACGCAGGCTGCCCTGGGCGCAACCGGCGTCATGGCTGCGTTCAACCTGGAGGTCTCGGACCTTGGTCGAATTGGTGACGTGTTCTCGAAGGCCGCTGCGATCTCGAACACCAGCGTGCAAGGGATGATGGAGGCGATGAAGCAGGCCTCCATTGTGGGCGACCAGTTCCATATCACCATTGAGCAAACTGCGGCCTCACTGGCCGTCCTGGCGAAGCGAAACATTGAAGGAAGTGCGGCGGGTACGGCGCTGCGCAACATGATGGTCGAGCTTGTTGCTCCGACGAAGAAGAGCCGCGACGCGATGGCCCAGATGAACCTGGAGGTGTACGACGCGAACAATCAGTTGGTTGGGTATGAGGAGATTCTGAGCAGACTGCACGACGTCACAGCGGGTCTCAGCGAGAAAGGAAAACTCTCATTCCTGGGGGACATGTTCGGGGAGCGAGGGGCAAAGGCGGTCAATGCGCTGCTGGCCGACTTCGACCTCCTGAAGGCAACCTTGATCACGGTGAAGACTGAGTCCGATGGGTTTGCTCAGTCCATTGTTGACGCACTGGGCGAGACAACGCAAGGCAAGGTGAAGAAGCTTTTCAGTGAGTTCCAAATAGCATCGAACAAGGCGTTTACAGGGGCCAATGACTCGTTCAAAGCCTTCTTGGACTCCATACGCTTGTTCGTCGCTAGCGACGACTTCAAATCCATCATCGGAGGCATCACAGACGGGGTCGTAGGCTTAGGGAAAGCCATCGCGCAGTGCTCCGACGCCCTGATGATGATGGGCGCTGCCTGGGTTGCCTTCAAGGTGGGTGGGGCTGTTGTGGGGCTCCAGTCCATCCAGATGCTCGTAGTTGGAGCAGGGACCTTGACTGAAGTTCTCGCTTTGCTGGCGACGACAGGGGTAGTGGCGCTGGGAACAGCCCTGGCCACTGTTGCCATCGGCCTCGGCGTTGTTGCGGCTGTGGCTGGGGCCGCTTACGGTATCTATAGTCTGCTGAGCGACGCAGTGGACAAGGACACTGAAGCGATCATCGCTAATACCAATGCCCTGAAGTTGGCAGGTAATGAGGCCGATGCGAATCTCGGACGCCTTGAGGAGGAACTAAAGCTGCTTCACAAGAGGGGCGTTTTGATCCGAGAGGGGATGACCGTCGAGGATGCAGGTAAGGCAGTGGCGGCAGCAGCCGAGCAGGACAACAAAGTAAAGCTCGGATCAGATCTGGGCGCGGAGAAACAAAAACTTGCCGCAGTGCAGGCCCAGATAAAGAAAGCAGGCACAGTAGGCTCACTGTCGGGCGCAGCAGGGATGTACGTGGAGGTAAGTGCAGCAGACAAAAGCTTGTTAGACAAGGAGGAAGCCCTGCTGGGGAAGGTAGCTGCTGCTCAGAGACTTTTTGATATAGCCGAAAAAACTATCATTACGAAAGTCGCGGTAAAAGCTAACAATGAATTTGAGTCGGCAGCTAAGCAGCTTGAACGGCTGAATGCAGCGATTGAATCCTTCAACAAGAGTCCCTATGCGCTGAAACTGAATAAGCGGGTTGAACCTGTGCTGGCCAGCGAGGCAGACCGACTGTCTCGGGACGGCGTCAACAGGCTGGACGCTGAGAAGCGTGCGGAGCTGAGCAGGGTTGGCGGCAGCTACACCCCTCACTCTGAGGGAAATAAGGATAAGACTGCAGCCAAAAAGCAGGAGGACGAGGCCCGCAGGATTGCACTTGCCCAGCTCGCTGAAAAGGAGGCTGAGTACCGGCGCGGAATCCAAGGAATTGACGCCTACTACAAAGCGGAGGAAGCCATTGTTAAGGCCCGCGAGCAGTCAAAGCTGATCACCGTTGAGGAGTATGCCCAGCGCACCGACGACATCGCTAAGGCCCGCCTGAAGTCACGCCTGGCCTACGGGGAAACGGAGCTTTCAACTCTAGAAAAGCAGCAGAAAGTTAACAATTCCCACCTGCACCCAGAGGACAAAATCCGGCTGTCCGACAAGGTGCAGGCCGCTAGGGACGAGCTTGAGGTACTGCGCGAAGAGGTCCGCAAGACCACAGAGGTTGCCGCTATCAAGGTGGCTGGGTCACTGAAGGTGATCACCGATGGAGGGGCCAAGGACCAGATGGAAGCGGCCCTCAGCGTCATGAAGCTGTTGCGGGACATGGCGAAGACGGCGAATGAGTTCTCGCCAGGCCTTGTCAAGGGAATGGGTGCAGGCGCTGCGGATGCCCTGTATCCAGGGATGAACCTGAGCGGCACGCCTTCTGAGCGTTCGGAGCAGAAACGCCAAAACGCTGAATCGCGCCTGGAGCAAAAGCTTGGTTCCTCTGCAGTGCGGATGTCGCCTGGGGCCAAGGACGCCAGCATGAAGGCGGGGATGCAAGCCTTTGACATCTACCAGACCAAGATCGACGCTTGGTCCGTTAAAGCCCAGATGGAGGAGGTGGAGCTGGCCCGACTTCAAGGGGAGCAGAAGACCTTAGGGGAGAGCATAGGGACAGCTGAAACCTGGCAGCGGGCAGAGTCCCTGGCGATGCAGATGGAAGAGTTGGGGCGCAGCGCAGAGGGTGTTCGCGTCAAGGTGCTTGCTGCCAAGAAAGAAGCTTCAGACTTGGAGAAGCTGCAGGGAGGAGACGTAGAGAAGACAGCCAGTGCTGCTCGTGCTTTGTATCAGGCCCAGATCACTCCTCAGGCGGGAATGCAGCAGTTCTGGAAGGAGTACCAGACGCAGGCTGAGAACACAGCGACGACCGTGCACGACGTGATGAGCCAGAGCTTCAACTCGATGCAGCAAGGCCTGTTGCAGTTCGTCACCACCGGCAAGCTGAACATGAAGAGTCTGGCGGTCAGCGTCATTGCTGATGCGGCCCGCATGATGGCTGCCAAGGGGATTCAGCAGCTGCTGAGCATGGGGTTGAACTTTGCGATGAGTGCGTGGAACGCAAGTCCTACTACTCCGGGTGGAAACTCCACCTACGCGCTCCCCACTCAGGGGGTCAGATTTGCCAACGGGGGGGTCATGACCAACGAGGGCACGCTACCGCTTAAAAGGTATGCCGGAGGTGGTGTGGCAAATACGCCGCAGCTGGCTATGTACGGGGAGGGGAGGACTCCCGAAGCCTACGTTCCGCTACCTGATGGACGCAGCATCCCCGTCACCATGAGCGGCGGCGCAGGTGGCTCCCAAGTCAACGTGACGGTCAACATCTCCAGCGACGGCAGCAGCAAAACAGAGAGTGACACATCTGGAGAAAAGGCAGCACAACTTGGTAAGATGATGGAGCAAAGCGTTATGGCCGTCATTAACAGAGAGAAGCGTGCTGGGGGCCTGCTCTACGCCTAAAAACAATGACCACATTCAACATCTCAAAGCCCGACCAGGGCGCTACCAAGTCCTCAAAAACCCGTACCCGAGTCAGCAAGTTCGGGGACGGGTATGAGCAGCGCATCGGGGACGGAATCAACAGCATTGTCGAATCCTGGGATCTGACCTTCTCAGGCAGAACCCTGGCTGAGATCGACCTGATTGATACCTTCTTGGAGGCCCAAGCCGGGGTCTACGCCTTTTACTGGGCCACCCCGAGAGGCGTCACCCGGAAGTTCAAATGCGTGGAATGGAAGCCTTCCTATAGCCATGCTTTTGACTGCTCCCTTACTTGCACTTTTGAACAGGTATTTGAACCGTGAACATCACCGAGAGAATCCAAAAGCTTGACCCCGGCTCACTCGTTGAGCTGTTTGAGATTGACGTCTCATCCATCACCAAAACGAACACCCCGTCTGACTTCTTCTACTTCCACGCAGGGACCAACAAGCTGAATGGCTCGGTGTTCTGGCAGGGCAAGGAGTACATTCCGTTCCCTGTCCAGGCGTCCGGCTTTGAGTACACAACGAAGGGAACTCTGCCCCGGCCCCACCTGACGGCAGCCAACATCCAAGGCTCGCTGACGGCGATGAATGAAGCGCTGGACGACTTGGTAGGGGCCAAAGTTACTCGGCGCTGCACCTTCGTGCAGTACCTTGACGCCGTCAACTTCCCCGAGGGCAACCCCGCTGCTGACCCAGGCCAGCACCTGCCTGACGAGGTCTATCATGTTGAGCGCAAGGTCTCCAGCAACAACGCCGTTGTGGAGTGGGAGCTGGCGTCAGCAATGGACCTGGAGGGGGTGAGGCTGCCCGGCAGATCCATCGTGGCCAACTACTGCCCCTGGCAGTACCGAGTCTTTAGAAACGGGGCCTTTGACTACACCGATGTGTCGGAGTGCACCCACACCGGGACCGAGTCCTTCACCGCTGCCAACGTGGCGACCACGCCGGATCTGGATGTCTGCAACAAGACCAAGAAGGCCTGCAAGCTGCGCTTCGGCTTTGTGGCCCTGCCATTCGGTGGGTTCCCCAGCACCAGAGCCTACAAGTTCTGATGTTGCACGCGGAGATGCTGGCTCACGCAGCTGAGGCGTTCCCGGACGAAGCCTGCGGCCTCGTTGTGGCCTACGGCAAGCACCACCGCCTGATCCGAGCCAAGAACCTGGCCTCCGCACCCAGACTCACTTTTGACCTGGACCCTGAGGCCTGGCTTGAAGTGGCTGACAGCGAGGAGGTGATCGGGGTCTACCACTCGCACCCGAGTGGTATCGCCGAACCGAGCCTTGCCGACTTGACCTCCTGCAGCTTGTCGTCCATGCCCTGGCACATCATCGGGTATCAGACCGGGGACTACCGAAGGATCGAGCCTGACGGGTTTCGCGCCCCCTACCTGCAGCGCCCCTACGTCTACGGCGTGCACGACTGCTGGAGCCTGGTGCGGGACTGGTACATGTGGGAGAAGGGCGCTGAGGTGGCCGACTTCAACCGCATCGACCGCTGGTGGGAGAAGGGCATGAACCTCTTCGTCGAGCGCATTGAAGCCTGCGGGTTCACCCACCTGAAGGACGAGGCCCCTCTGCCCGGAGACGCCTTCCTGATCCAGGTGAACAGCGATGTCCCCAATCACATTGCGGTGTGGCTGGGGGACGGCACCATTCTTCACCATGTTCAGGGTCGTTTATCTGCACGAGAGCCCTGGGCGGGCTACTGGGTCAAGCATTGCACCCACCATTTAAGACATAATTCGACAATGGGAAATACTGCAAATGGTTGAGGTCAGACTGCACGGCGCACTTGCCAGAGATTTTGGCAAGGTGTGGCACTTCGACATCGCCAGTCCTGCAGAGGCTATCGCTGCCATCGAGTGCGCTCGCCCCGGCTTTCGCCAGGCCATCCTGGATCTTGACCGCAAGGGCATGGTCTTTCGCGTTCGCTCCAAGACAGTGGACTATGTCGAAGCCAGCCTCAACGCCTTGCTGGGTGCCGTCAAGCGCGTGGACATCATCCCCATTGTTCGTGGTGCATCGGCGGGGCTTCGGTTTGTGGTGGGAGCGGCGCTAGCAGTGGTTGGTTATTCGATGGGCTGGACAGGTGTGGGTATGGTGGTAGGCAATATAGGCGTTAGCCTGATGCTTGGCTCCGTCGTTGAGTGGCTCTCACCCGTCCCCAAGAAAGAAGACCTGAAGAACGGTCTGCAGAGCTGGAGCTTCAACGGCCCCACCAATACCTCTGACCAGGGCGCACCCGTCCCTGTCATTTACGGAGAAGTGCTGGTTGGCAGCACGGCCATCAGCGCAGGCATCTCGGTGGACCAGGTTGATGCCTCAGCGTCCACTGTGTCGGCCAGCATCGGCGGCAACCTGCAGCAAAACTCCCTGACGAATAACCGAGGCATGTTCACCCACACGGTTCAGCTGAGTGCGGGCTCTGTGGGAATTAACGAGCCACTTACCTACTCCTGGTCCTTCACCGGTTTCACCCTGGCGGAAGCCCGGAGACTGGTCAACGCGGGGGGTGCAACGATGAGCCTGGAGCTTGACTACTACGGCTCCTCCGGCTTCAAGGTCAGCGAGTCGGGGACCATTTCGCTGACGGTTGAAGGGACTGACCCGCAGCGACCCTACGACCAGACAGAACCCTCCTACTTATCAGCAAGCACCTCGGCTGTGGTGACTGTTGATGTTGAATGCTTTAGCGACGTGTGACCCATAAAAAATGAGTAAATTTCCGGTAGTCATTGGTGCAGGCGGCGGTAAGAGTGGCGGCGGCGGCGGGGGCCTCTCTGAGGATGCCGACACGCTGTCCAGTGTCGCCTATGCCCAGTTCGTCGATGTCATCGGAGAGGGCGAGATCAAGGGCCTTGTCAACGGGGAATATTCGATCTACCTGGACGGCGTTGCCCTGCGAGACCTGAGCGGCACGCCCAACTACAGGCCTTTCACTTGGCAGAAGACCTACGGCACTCCGAACCAGACACCTCTTCCCTCCTTTGGGGGATCTGAAAGTGAGAACCAGGTTGGAGTAAAGCTGCTCACGTCGCAGGGCGCGTTGACACGCACCATTCCTGACGCTGACGCAGACGCTGTGCGCGTGACAATCAGCGTTGGCGGCCTGACGGAAACCTCCAAGGACGGAAAAATCTCCGGGTCTGAGGTGAGCTACACGATTGCTGTCCGGGTAGCCTCGGGAGCCTGGCAAGCAGACCAGTCTTTTACCCTGAAGGGTAAGACTGGGTCGAGATACCAGAAGTCCCACCTTGTCAACTTGTCCTCTTTGGGTGATGGACCTTACGAGGTACGAGTAGCCCGAGTCAGCCCTGACACCTCCAGCGCTATGGTCGTCAACGCGATCAACTGGGACTCTTACACGATCATCAATACCGAGCTGCTGACTTACCCGAACACGGCGTTGGTAGGGCTGCGGATCGACTCGCGGTACTTCAGCCAAATCCCCTCGCGTTCCTACCATGTACGGGGCCTGATCATTCAGGTTCCCTCGAACTACAACCCGGTCTCGCGTCAGTACGCTACGACCGGCCCAGGTACAACCAACGGAGCCTGGGACGGGTCGTTCAAGGCAGCCTACAGCAACAACCCCGCTTGGTGCTTTTACGACCTTGTCACCAGCAGACGGTACGGCTTGGGCAAGCGTATCGGTGCTTCTCAGGTTGATAAATGGACACTTTACGAAATTGGGAAATACTGCGATGGCGTTGTAGTCGGTAGCAGCACGGCCTCACTCTCGTCTGGTTACTCCAGCAACGGCAAGGCCCTGGCCAGCGTTCCCCTCACGGATGCCCAGTCCACGATGGATTACCGGTTCACACTGAACTGCGTGATCAACACCCAGGAGGACGCCTACAAGGTCCTGATGCAGCTTGCCTCCGTGTTCCGAGGGATGAGCTACTGGAGCAACAACCAGGTCATGCTGACTCAGGATCGGCCTACCGATGCGACGATGGTGTTCACCTGCGCCAACGTAGAGGGCGGGATCTTCACCTACGAAGGGTCGGCCCGCTCACAGCGCAACACCACCGTGATGGTGGCGTGGAACGACCCAGCAGAAGACTTCAAGCAGAAGTTCGAGTACGTGGAGGACCGCAAGGGCATTGAGCGCTACGGCATCCGGTCCACCGAAGTGATCGCCTTCGGGTGCACCTCACGGCTGCAAGCGCGTCGTCAGGGGCTTTGGCTGCTCTACACCCAGCGCTACGAGTCCGACATGGTCTCGTTCAAGGCGGGTGTGGATGCTGCCTTCGTGCGTCCAGGCCAGATCGTGCAGATCATGGACAACCACCGGGCGGGTGCTCGCTGGGGTGGACGGCTGCTGTCAGCCTCCACCACTCAGGTAGACCTGGACGCCCCCGTCAGTCTTGCTGTGGGCAGCTACACCTTCTCCGTCGTTGCTCAGGACGGAACTGTGGCGGCCCGGACTGTGAGCGTTGCCGTCGAAGGTGTGTACGGCCAGCTCACAGTGACTGCGCCCTTCGCCCTTGCACCTGCTGAGATGTCCATCTGGACGCTGGCGTCCGCATCGGTCACGCCGATGCTGGCTCGCATCGTGTCCATCAAACCGGACAGCCCAGGGGTTATCGCCATCACGGCGCTGGAGCACAACCCCAGCAAGTACGACGCTATCGAGAACGACGCCCCTGTTGACGATCAGAACTACTCGTTCCTGACCTACAACGCGGTGACCGTGGTGGAGGACTTGAAGGCCATCGAAAGCACCTACCAGGCCACGGTCGGAAGTCAGATCCACACCCGTATGGACATCAGCTGGGGAGCCCTGCGCTTGCCAGCCGTAGGCGGAGTGCGCCAGATCGACCCGCTGGTGCGCGGCTATGTCGTGCAGTATCAGGGGGCCACGAGCCCTGCGGTGACGTTGCCCGAGTCTAAGGAGACCTCGGTAGTGGTCTCGGACCTGCTGGCCGACACGTACACCATCTCGGTGTATGCAATCAACAGCCTTGGCATCAAGGGTGCGGCTGCCTCGGTTACGGTTCAATTGCTGGGGGTTGCGACAATACCTCCAGACGCAACACCAGCTGCCGAGTTGACAGGCTTCACAGCGACGCCAGGGTTCAGCTTTGTCCAGCTTGCCTGGAACTCTGCCACCTATACCCAGGGGGGAGGTAACGGCCTTACCCGGCTTTACTACGCGGATTACTCTGGTACAGGGGCGCTGCCTACACAGACCAATAAGACCCTGCTGGTAACCCTTGATGGGGCACGGACAACCTATACCGACACCCTGCGACCAAACCTGCAGCGCCATTACTGGGCTGAGCAGGTGTCTCGGGCTGGGCAGGCTCAGGCCGTGCTGACAGGGGGCACCAACGGAGTTTCAGCTAAGACAACAGCTTTTGGTGCTCTTTACGCTTCAACAAGTTCTCAAGTATTTAAGGTGACTGCGGGTGGCGTGGCTACCCCTAGCTCTATAGCCATTAGCGTAAATTCACAGAACCTGTCAAACGTACCTGTGTTCACTGTCGTTAGTGGAACTGCTACTCTAACTGGGTCTGGCATTACCAGGACATTAACCTATGCCAATATGGTATCTGATAATGTACGAATAGAAGTAACCCAAGATGGGTTTACTGACTCGGTCACAGTTTCTAAAGTCCAAGACGGGTCTATTGGGCAACGTACAGCAGAGGCCAAGGTCTATTCCTGGGCACTGAGCACTCCGACCGTTACGGGCAGCTCCACTTACTCTTGGAACATTGCTAGCCTAGATACGGCTCCCGCTAACTGGGTGCTTGCTCCTGGTGCTGCTGTAGCAGGGTACAACCTTTACGCTGCAGTAGTCCGCATCACAAACTCAGCTACGACGACAACGGACTCTGTCGATTGGTCAACAGCGTCGATCCACGTTATTGGTTCGGCGGGTACCAATGGTGAGGGGACTCCAGGCCCGGCTGGCTTATCCGCTCGGATCGCTTACACCAAAATAGCTAGTGGATCGACACTCGGGGTAGGTCTGAAATCCAGCTCTGGGATTAATAGCGCCCCCGAGACAAACGCTTGGGGCGGGGCTGAGGTTTGGTATACCTCAGCACCAACGATAGCTGTCAACCAGACCGTCTGGCAGACCAACGGGATCTTCGACCCTTCCACTGTATCTGTCACCTGGGATAGCCCATATATCTCAGCCCTTAAAGTCGGCAGCCTCTCTGCCATCAGTGCCAACCTGGGCGCTGTGACAGCAGGTTCAATAAATATTAATGACAAGTTCACGGTCAGCGTCACGGGTGAGGTGGAGGCCAAGTCCCTCGTTATTCGCTCGTCAGTCGGGGAGACCGTAGTCGATACAGGGGCGGCAAAGCCCATCCCCGCTGCGGCGGTTGACTCCCCTGCGAGTTGGGAGAACAGCAATGTCAAGGTCGGTGGTCGGAATATCATGCCTGGGGCCAGTACCGGCACCGGCTGGATTGGTGGCGCTGGCACAGTTATCGGGGCGGGTGAGTTTTTAATCACACGCGCTGCAGCGAGCGGCCAAGAGGATTACATCTACTCTC